ACTTGGGCTGACGACTCCATTGCGGTCGGTTACCTTAAAAGTCACTCTTCAGCAGGATTGGTCCACAACCCAGTTCGGGCTCATGCAAATGTTGCAGAAAACGTTTCGTACAAACAGTGGAAAGACTTCGTTGTCTGCGCCACATCTCTCGATCCTGCAACTCTTCGTTTGAGCAACGCGCTCGAGCCCATTGTCATCTACATTCCGCGTGTGGGTGAATCTGGTACCATTGTCAACTTCCGGTTGAGCATTGGTCATCAATGGTGCTCTCGATGGCCTAACAACCCGGCCATGCGCGCTACTCAAGAAGTGCACAAACCCACTTCTCCTGACTTGTGGAATGAGGCCACCTCCTTCATGCGCGAAATCGGCACGACTTTCGCTAACGCAGCAGCTATGCCACTCGGCACGGCAGCAGGGCGGCGCATGGCAGGAGAGTTTGGTCCAGCGGGCTATGCGCTTGCGTAAGTAAAACTTGTTTTTCCAGCACACGTTTTTCGCTTTCTTTGTTTTGTGTTTGGTGTCGTGCCAGATGTAGGGTGACCTTGTACCAGCGGTAGTTGAAACTTCTTTTCACGTCCGCCTTTAGTGCACCAGCATTCTGTCTTCCGGCCTTTGTTTTGTTCGTTTTCAGCTTTTTGTTCATCGTGGGTGCAGCGGAATACTGCACTGAGAGTTAGTCACCATCGACCGCTTGATAGCGAAAGTGGGGCGCGCGGTCTGACGCTGGCTTTATATACAAGGAGCCATACCTGACGACCCAATAGCCATGTAAGTCATCTCCGGTCCCATGTCTTCGAAGGCAGCTTTTACTTTATTTACGGTCTGGTAGTACTAGATAGTTTATAGGGTAACGGCTCGTCTGTAGGTGTGGTAAACTGCAGTTGTAGCGCGTCCTGAGGAGCTCTACTGCGTGATGGCGGCCGACGGCCTGACTCTCTATCCCACTGTGCACACTTTGTTGGTCATGCACATTCCATTCGTCCAATACGACGCAGCTCCTTTGGGGCACGAGCTCACCACTCACACATCACTGCTAGCGTTTGACATTCATCGCCTTGTTTTTGCGGTTCTTCAACACCAACGAGTAGTCTGTCCTCTTGTACAGTATTGCGAGAGACTTCTTCAATGGTTTCGCTGCTCCGGCTCTGCTTCCTGCAGGCTGGTTCGACGACCCGTGCTTTGTTTTTGGCCGGGGGAATCGCGCGAGTAAAGTGGGACGGGTTGCGACCGACCGTCCAGTCGTTCTGTGTGAGACGACTTCTAA